CTTTACGAGCCATCTTACAGAAGAAGTAGTCTTCGGATAAGTACCTTCTAGATTCTGGGTCAATGACACAATCGAAGAAAGCGTGGATATCGCGAGTACCGTCAAATTGTTCTGTCCTAACGTGATCTGGTCTATATGCCATTTCAGGATAAGCATCTCGATATTTCTCTAATGCATCTCTTGTAATTAACATAAACCCAGTTCCGCCTTCGGCAACTTCAACAGGTTCTGCGAGTTTAAATTGTTTTATATCTCCAACTGGATTAAAAACAAAATCTGATGTAAATTTTTCTAAGTCGAAAGGATTCTCTACGCCTACACCGGCCTTAGAAGCTGCAGCTACCTTTTCCCAAGCAATTGTCTTCTTAGGATATGGACCACATACAACATCGTATTTTTCTGGATCTGAAATCTGTAATGCAAGTAATGCTAACGCGTCACGTGGATCAAATCCAATGTCTGCATCAATAAACAATAAATGAGTACAATCAGAACGAAGGAATTCATCTACGATATAGTTCCTTGCTCTTTGAATTAGACTTTCGTTGAATAGAAAGTAGTACTTCATTGGAATTTTGTGAGAACTACATAACATACTTAAATCATTAGTCGATTTGGTATATAGTCCTGTACACTGACCACCATACATAGGTGTACCAATAAAGAGCCTTTGTTTTTGTAGTTCTTCTGTCTTTACTTCTAACTTCATACTGTAATTTGCTCCAAGTCGTTTTCAGCTCGAGTGATTGACTGTAATCTTAATACATCAGCCAATATGTCCCACGCCGAATCGTGCGCTTTAAATACTGAATCCCACTTATCTTCGTTTGCACAAGGAGGGAATCCATTCTTCTTTAAACCAAAATCAAACTTTGCATCAATAAAGGTTCTTGTATCTCTAACAGCCCAATGTTTAAGGTGTGATTGTAAATGACCTACTTTACCTTGAGACTTAAAAAGCCTTTCAAGAATAACGGGGTCAAAGGAATTAGATCTTGACCACCAATAATTAATCTTTGGAGCATCAATTAAAAAGTCGGTAAACTGTTTCACAAAGTCTTCAACCGATAGGTCTGAACTTTTAGGAGCAATATTCTTTCTTACTTCTGAATCCTGTTTAGACCAAAAGTCGAGAGTACTTCTATCAACTACCCAATTATAATTCTTTACTTGTTCGGCTACATTCAATTTAAATTTCTTTGCTTTGAATACATCGCTTAAGTTATAAGGATTATCAGATGTAAACTTGTCCCACTGAAATACCATTACAGATACATCAATGACTGCACAGTTATGAACATCTTGTCCCATTGTTTCGAAGTCGATGATTAAATCATTTCTCATACTATATTCCTAAATTTCAATATACTATTATAACAAACTTTCTCAGTCTTGTCAATAGTTTTATGCAAAGAATTCAGCTAAGTTAGGAGTTGTATCTACTCCAGTCTTATCATGTTCCATTAATTGCTTATGGTTGTTCTGTCGAAGATAAGTTGACTCTGACATATCAAGTTCACCTGTTAGAAACTTACCAATTTCTAAATGCATATCTCTTGATGTTGGTACAGGACAGTTCTGAGCAATATGATTCATTTTCTTTAATCCATCAAGTAACTCAAAATCTTCAGGGAATCCCATCATATGTAAAGCTTCTCGAATTGTTAATGATCTTTCTTCAGTAGGATGCATTGTATCAACCATATTACGACCAATCACTGCATTCATATATTCGCCAAAGACATGTACTGATCCATCCCATACACCTTTGCCATCTGCATACTTCATCATTGCATGATCTGAATACTTAACACCTTTTTCGTTACCTGTCTTGTGGAACCATTCGTTAGCTTCTTTCATCCAACCTTTTTTGTTTACATAATTCAGAGTTGTCTTAACACCTTCTTCAATCATAATTTCTCGAACATCACGATTTGTTTTTGTCTTGATGAAATTATAATATGGTTCGTCAGGTACATTCTTATTAATAATAATATCTTGATGTAAAGCGTTAGCAGGAATCTCTTGAAGATATTCAGCAAAATCTTTTCTATCACGATTATAGTAATTCATAACAGGACTTGATTCTGATTTCCAACCAATCGCAAAACATCTATCACGACCTTGTGGAACTCCATGAAATCTTGTTGATGTTTTAAATAATGATAATGAGAATCCACGTTCTTTACAAATTTCGTAAAGTTTATTTGCTACAGGACGTCCTTTGTTTGTAAATAGCGCAGGAGCATTTTCAACAATGACTACCTTTGCTCCAAGAACATCAATACCATTCTCAAAGACCATATACATAAATTCGTTCTTTGCGCAACCTGGTCCTTTTGATTCTGTTGTCGTTCCTGTATTTAACTGAGATAGAGCAGCACAAGGTGGAGTACCTGTCACTACATCAACTTGTTTAATACTAGGATTCTCTGAATCTAATAATACATAAGGAATATCACGTCCTAATGTATTTTGCTGATAGTTTACGTAATGGTTATCATTAGCTTCAAATCCACCGAAAGAGTAAATGGCTTCGGGTGGTTTACCAAATGCCTTCTCTGCTCCTAAAGCTTGTCCACCGATAAGTGGAATAAGTGGTGCCCATGTTATTTCTTTTTTGTTCATCCGAAAAAATCCTCAAGTGTTGCAGCTACTTTCTTATCAAATTGCGTTACATCAGGTGCAACATAATCATTATCAATCGCTGTCATAATTTTATTGTTTAAGAATGTACCATCGTAGTATTCAGGTTTGCATATAAGTTTGCGTAATCCTGTAATTACTGATTCGTACTCCTGTTCATTATTTAATAACCTATTCATCCTTTGTTTAAATTCAGCAGGAGTCTTCGGTCTTAAAAAATCTGGTATTGGCAAATGCCCTTGTTCATCATAAGATGGATGCAAGAACGGTATCACACCAGCATGTACCATTTCAATATACTTTGAAGTTACCCAACCTTTAGCGATTGGAATAATAAAAGTAAATTTAACATTATTCATTTTAGCCATTACATCATCAAGATGAATAGATCCTTTGAACCTTGCGTCTGTTTCGGTATTAGGATGTTCCCATTTACCATAGATCTCAACATCATCATGTTCATCTAATACCCAATCCTTTAATAATTTGTATCTTGAAGGTTTAGCTTCGTTTAAGATAACCATAAAAGGAACGTTACGATTTAAGTTGAACTGTTCAGTATGTTGATAGTTAATACAGAAACAAGTTTCCATTCCTGCATATGTTGAAGGCATTGATCTGTCATAACGATCTTGTTCTTTATATGACTTAATACTACTTACCTTATATTCGTAATCGTATTGACCTAAAGATATATTTGGTAAATTGAATATGTCTCTTGATTGATTCATAACATACCGAGGATCGTTTACAATCTCAACATAATCAGGATTCTCTTCGTTAATCCAAATCGCAATTGGTGACGTATAATTCTTTGTCATATCAATCACAGAAGCTTTAAGTGAACGGTCTTTAACTTGTTCAATTTTACCTGGGATTGTAACTGTACCAACTTGACCAACCATTAAAACAGTATAGTCTAATTTCATTGACCTACTCTTAAAGTAATCAATCACATGATTAAAGAAGGCATCATCGTCTTTATTTTTAATACCTTTCCAAATATCAATTACATTATCAAAGGGAAACAACTCCAATGATTCAGACTCATTTAGAGTACTGAAATCAGATCGTCCGATAATGTAGAATTTTTTGTCTGGGTTATTATTTGCGAGTGCAATAAGTACTGTAGACGGCTCGTTGTCTCCACCAACAGGAGAAAAGCGATTCCGCTTAAACTTGACCGATTTACCGATCTTTCCAAATCCAATGTTTTTCATAATATAAAGTTTGCCGTTCTGTTAAATTTATTTATCCGAATTGACCACACGCTGTCTGAGCTCTGACGAACTGAAAGAATGCCTTCTACGATTATAATGAACAGGACATAAACCTTTTCCAGTATGCTCAACATCTTTGTATTCTTCACCAACAATTCGAATGTCAGGATTGATAGTCAAAATCATATCAACTAATTCTTGCTCAGTTGAGAAAGGTATTACCTCGTCTACATATTTACAAGAAGATAACTGTATGTATCTTTCGAATGGAGTCTGAACTGGTGCGTTCTTTGCATCAGGACGATCTACCGTTGGGTCAATCAATAATCCAACAATTAAATAATCGCACAACGTCTTTGCTTCTTGTAACATTACAATATGACCTGCATGAAACAGATCAAACGTTGAACATGTAAAGCCGACTTTGCAGTCAGCTGGTAATTTTTTCCTATCTAGAAACATTTTCTTCCTCAATAATACCCAATAGATCGTTAACACACTGAATGATAAAGTCTTTATCTGGGTGGTACTTATATACTCGAATAACTTCAGCTGCTGTTAGCGTTAACAACTCATACTTATCTATCCAATTGTTATATGCCAACATTGTATTAATAGCAAGATCTTGTGTATGACTATCATAACGATTGATTATTAAACTTGCGATAAACTTTGCTATGTCAAGTTCACGACAACCAAATACATTAGGAATAGGATCAATTAAGTACATACTGTCACTGTCATTAAATAGCATGTTCTTAATACCAAAATCTCCATGACAATAACCATACTCTAATTCAATAGAAGATAGTTTTTCAACGATATCATTAAAAGGTTCAAGGTTAGCACCAGTACAGTGATTTACGATTCTTGCTATATAATCATCAAAGGTTAAAAACTTTGATTCAGTTGGCATATCGCCAAAAGCATCAAGAGCTTCTTGAATCAGCGCCATTGCTTTATGAGGACTCTCTTCGAAAAAATTAGGATCGTTATCAATATAATCCATTGTAATCGTATCACCAACCACTCGATGAATCTCAGGTGTACATACTGCCCAACCGGTTTTCTCATACCAAAGTGCGGCTTCATGAGCGTTTTTAGCTGTCTTGTGAACAAACTTACCGTCG